CCGTCATTAGTCAACCAAGCATTAGTGAAAAAATCCATTGAACCACCACCATTACTGATTCTACCGGGTAATTCGGGCAACAATTGTGTAGATTGTTGACCCATCAATTTACCAATATTCGGAATGGCGCCAAAAGTGGCATCCATACGTCCAGAGCTTGCACGCACAATGACTTTAGCAGGATCAATATATTTGGTAGATACACCAGTTTGTGGATGTTTATAACGACCTTGATAAGTCCACATTGAAAACCGATAGTTACCGATCCAGATGAACCCTTGAAACACTTGACCATTACCACGTTGAACAGGTGCAATTTCACCTATACTCATTCGACGATTATCAAGTGCATTTTGTACGCGTGCATCTTGAATCCAGTAATCCCATGCAGTATCACCAAAAATCAATTCATCAACGTCAACTAAACCATCACCACGAATAATATCGGCTAACGATCTTATATCACCAATCTTATCATCAGTAGCAACCAAATTCCATGTAGTACCAACAGTAGGAAAGTGTGTAGCTTTTGGTTTATAGTCCAAAGTATAAAGTGCAACACCAGCTGAATCAGTCAATGTAACAATACCAGTTTGAAGCACTTGTGATGCTTGCAATTCTACAGAACGTCGAATCTTTGCCTCAATTTTATTGATTGAGTTAAAAATTCTGGTAATTACATTAGCTCTGAAGTTTGGGGATTCAAAAGGGTTCTGACCTGGTACACGCTTCAACAAATCAAATGAATTGACTGCAACCGACTCCTTAAAAATCGGCGGTTTAAATGATTTGTTCGTGTAAAGTTCAGTTGAATTTTGACGATACCCAACGCTTAAATCCTGTACCACAATTGCAACATCTTCTTCACTACGCACGATGTCAATTTCGACTTCTTCTGTAGTGTGAAAATTCTGTTGTGGGCTTGAGAAAAAGCCAGACAAAAACAGCGTAGGTGAAGCCATTTGAATATAGGCGTTGATCATACGCCGTGTGATTGTATCACTCATTGGTCAATGCTCCTATTATTGGTTGTCGTAAATGTTTAATTCACTTACATCGATTGAAACCAGTGTATATGAACGCAATTCATCAAGGATACTATCAGTGATGTTAGTACCATCACCATCAGCATCAATAATCAATCGCTCTTTACGCACTGAACCAGAAACCATTTCACGTATGGCTTCATCACCTGCACCTGCAGCAGTTACGGCATATGTCAAAACACCTTTTGGTATTTGAGCACCACCAGCACCAGCAATTGCATACGGGACCATTTTTCCATTAGCCGCTACAGTAAGTGAAAATTTATCACCAACAATGAAATCAGTTGCACCATCTGTAACAGTGAATTGTAAACCAGCAATTTCAAATACAGTTGCAGCACCTGCACCTACTGTCATGATTAAATTTGCACCAACTTGAGCACCATTTGGGTCAACAAGTTTTAGTACACCACCATTTACAACAGCTTCAGTAACTTCTAGGTTGTAAGCACCAACCAATGGAACGATCGCACCAGGTGCAACAGTTGCAAGTGTTACTGTACCATCACCGGTATTACCACCATCAGCTGCAGCAACAACAGCATCATTAACCGCTTTACGTGCTAAGATCGTTCCAGCAAGTACAGTACCTGCACCGCCAAAAGTTAAAAGCTCATCACGGAATTCACCCTCTTTAAGAATGACACTACCAATATCTAGCGTAGTAATTGTTAAATTTGCCATGATTATTTAACCCCCAAACCAAGATTTGCTTCAACCATGTTAGCAACTGATTCACCAGCCGTAACTTGATCACCAACATGTGCATTATCACCAGCATTTGCACTATCAGAATCCTGTTGACTTGATTCTAACTGTGTACGGTTAGCGGTAGCCATCATATACTGAGTTTGTAGGGTCATAGTCATTTCAGTGCCATCTTTGGCACATTGTAATGCAGTTTTCATATCGCCAGATAATTCACCTGCAGTTAAATGTGCGGTTACTCGATCACGTTCACCTTGCACACCTTCTTTTCTAGCTTCTTGTGTGGCCTCCGCGTAAACGTCTGGATGTTGACTTTTCAACGTTTTAAGATCCATAGTTTTAACCTCTAAGTTATCAGTAGTCCCGACGTTTCGGGAATTGGGTTTAATAACATTCTCAATAGCTCCAATGCTATCAATCATGCCACGTTTTAAAGCTTCTTCAGCTAATAGGGTTGCACCCTGGCCAAATTCAGCATTAACTTTTTTTGCTGTGGTCTTTCTACCCCCAGCAATCGCATCAACAAATAAATCATGCATTGGATCTATTTGTTCACGTACAATTTCTTTACCTTCTTCAGTAGTTACATCAGGTCGTTTTTTAGGTGCTTGTGTACTTGTGATTTCAACACTTTTATCATCAACGTTAAATGAAGCTACAACACCAACACTACCCACACGCGCAGCATTATTGATAGCCTGCACGGTATCAGCCTGAACAGCTAATCCAAATGCGGCTGAAG